TCCAAGAAAAATAGCCACATGATTTAAAGTTGGGTGCATTATTGACATTAATAACACATCTCCAACTTCTAATTTTTCATCTGACCTAAGTTCTCTAAAACCTGTCCGCCAAGCATAATTTTCAAACAAAGGATTTTCTAAAAACTCCTGTGGTGTCATAGTTCTTGCATAGTCTTTAAGTTCTACACCTTTTTCCTGTTTATACCAATCAACTACCAAACTCCAACAATCAGTAACACCCCAAACCCACGGCCTACCTAATAAATCTGGAACATAACCTTCTGGCTGACATTCACCCCATTCTTCTGTTTTGGGGTTAACAATATGCCACGGTAATTTACTATGCTCACAACTTATACGATCAGCCTGACTTGGAACTGGTGGTGTAGATGGATGACTATGAACAACAGCAATAATCTCCCCTAAATTATCAGCTTTTACATAATCTTCTGGATTTAGAATAAACTCCTGATGGTTTGTTATAGCTAAATTTTGACATGGATAATATTTTTGTTTTCCTCTAATATTTAATAAAAGTCCTACAGCTTCTTTAGGATCTTGGTCTTTTGCATGAACCAATGCGTCATCTTTCCAACTCATTGCGTAAATGTACCAATGCTAGGAAATAAGGCACGGGTGCATTGACGTTTAGGTGCTCTAACTCCAGCCATATCAATAGCTCCTGCTAATTCAAACTCTACTACTTCTCTATTTTCTGTTGCTTTTCGATCTACTGTGTAGACTTGACGTTTAAATTCTGCTGTAGGATCAGGTGTTCCTAAAGGATTACTACCGCCACTAAAATTTGCAGCGTCAATAAATCTTGCCATTGTCCTAATTCTTGTAAACGTAGCACCTGTTAAATCATTACCAGCCGTTGTTTGATTAACAAGTAATAAAATTGCAGATATAGTTCCAAGTGCATTACTGACAACAAGTTTTGGTCTTGGAATCTGACCACGCTGATATGCAAAACCTGTAGCTTCTATGGGAAATCTTTGATAAGAATTACCAGCCCATATAATTTCACCGTTTGCGTTTAGGTTTGATCCTGCATGAAATCTATAGATTGTATTTGCACCATGCAAAGCTGTATCTAACTGTAAAGTAAAAAGTTCAATAATTGCAGAGGGATTTATTTTTTGAACTTCACTAAATACAGGATCAGTGCTCATGGTTCAAACACCTCTCTAAATGTTGTTTGTATTGTAGCTCTATTAAGATAATTAATAGTTTTTTGTCTATTTCCATCCTCAACATATTGTGATGCAGCACTTTCTCCTGGCGGTGTAAAAGTAAAACTTGCTTGATCTAGAATTCTTGCATCAAGAAATGTCTCTATTGTGTCAGCATCTGTTTCTGATACTTCAAAACGTAAATTGTAGATTTTGGGATTCTGATGTTCTGCTAAACCAAACAATATTCTATGTTCATAACCATCTGCAAATTTAACAATTCTATTATTTGATGCAGTTGTTTTTCTCATGCCATAGGTTGGAGATATTGATGGGAATGTTGCCATTATGCAAGTAAACCTCCTGGTCTTTTTTGTTGTACTAATTCAGATTGTACTGCAACTGATATAAGACGACCAAGTTCTCTTCCTTTATCTTCATCTCCCTCTACAGCCGAACCAGAAGCATCTACATTAACAACAACGTTAGTTGTTGAACCTGAAAGCTGATTATTAGGAATTATTGTGCCAGCTATATTAGGAACAAAAAGCTCAGGCCCACGTTCACCTACGATAGAGGGTCTCCCAACAGGTGGCCTTCCACCTGCAGCGAAGCCAGGCAGTTTTTTAAAAGGTCCGCCAAAAATAGAACCGAGTGCAGTATTAATACCAAGTCTTAATAAATCTCTTGCAATTCCTTGTAATATACCTCTTGCGGCCTCACCAAGACTTTTAGTTTGTAAAATTGCATCTACTAAAGCATCAGAAACGCCTGTTGCTATTGAATCACCAATCTTTTTAAATTTATTATCTATAGGGTCAAGTACATCTAACTGGTCATTTAAAGTATCTGTAATTTTATTATTATTTTGAATAATCTCATTTTGAATAGTTGGTCTGCCAATAAAACTTTCAGTAATTTCTTCTTCTTTAGTAAGTTGTTTTTGTAATTGCCTAATTTGTTCAAAGGGATTTATTACATCAATAGCTTGTTTTAAAATAGCAAAATTTTTAATCAACTTATCCACTGTTTTAACAGCATCAATACTAAAATCTAAAACACTTTTTATTTCATCCTCGAGTTCAGTTCCTATAGTCCTTGCAAGTGTATCAATAGTGTCTTGTAAAGTAGATAATTTACCGTTTAATGTTTCTGCCTGGGCAGATGCACCTTTGAAAAATGCACCACCTTCATTAGTAAGGTTAATTAAAGCTTGGTTTACAAGATCCGCACCAATTTTTCCTTGTCTCTGTGCTTTTTCAAAAGCATCACCCTGTAAACCAGTGATTCTTTTAAGTTCAGTTGTTATGTCAACTCCTCTTTCTAATAATTGTAAATTTTCCTCTTGTTGTAATTTACCTTTTGCTCTAATCTGTCCAAATGCAGTTGCTATCCCTGTAAGATCAGCACCAGTAGCTCCAGCAACATCTGAGAGACGTTTTGTTGTGTCAACAAGCTCATCTGTTTCAAATCCAAATGCTTTTAATCTTTTTGTTTGTTCTATTAACTCACTACTTGTAAAAGGTGTAACAGCACCAAAGTCTTGTAAATCTTTTATTATCTCGTTTGTTTTAGTTAATGAACCTGTAAGGACCTCAAGACTTTTTCTTTGGGTTTCTAATTCAGCCGTTTTGAAGAATACAAATCTTGCCGAGCCGAGAACTGATACAGCTGCTAGTAGCGGAGCAAATGCTTTTGTTAATGTTGCAACACCAGTACTTGCACTCTTAGCTGCTCTTCCTGTATTTCTTAAAGACCTATTCGATCTATCCAAGCTACCTTTTAATTTATCAGTATTCTTTCCAAGTTGTTTTGTTATCTGATCGGTACGCTGTAAAGGTCTAATTGCATTTTGTGCGTCAACTATTAATTTAACTGTCGATTGAGCCACAGAAACAAATAACCTTTATTATATATTATCTTAATTTTGCTTTTTGACGATTGATTTCTTGTTTTTCTCTTTCATGTTTGACCTCATAATAAGCAGCCCAGTGTACAAGCTCCTCTTCTGTTATTGATTTTCGTAATTCAACTAATGTTTTACCAAGTTCTGTTGCGAGAAAAAACTCAAAATTTAACCAGTTGTCTCGCCTTAGTCGTTTTTTGCTGCACCTAAATCAACATTTATTCCCATCATGAATATTTCTAAATCATTTAAAACCGTCTCAGGTAAAAACCTTTTTAAATTTTCTGCATCACTTGAAGCAAAAGCCTTTGAGCCATCTTCATTTTCTGCAAGCTGACAAAGAAGTCTTGTAGATATAACCAAACCTTCCTCGGAACCAGCAGCAGCCTGTGCTTGTATTCTATCGTATCTCGTTAAAGGTGGAAAATATAATTCTTTTAATAATGAACCATCTGGTTTATTTAATACATACTTTCTTCTGTTACTCATCACCTCGCTGAAGGCTTCGGTAATAAGGTCAACGTTTCTTTTTGCCATAAATTAGAAAACTGGTTATCCTAATCTACTATATAGCTGAAGTTATGGCACCACTTGTTATAAATGATATGTTGACCTCTTGAATTTCTCCAAGTGTTGCTCCATATGTAGCATTATTTACTATGCCAGAGAAACCGATCTTTTTAGCTGATTGTGCAGAATCTGGAAACAACTCAAATAATGCGTCTGCTCCGTCACCCGTAACAAGAACATCATCAATGAAAGCTTGATAGTCTGAATTAGCAGATGGGTTGTAAAGTAAAGTTGCTGAACCTTCACCTGAAATAAGACCACCCACAAAAGTTTTTGAGGTATCTCCCATCTTCGTGGTTTCTATCGTGTCTTTGCTTACAGACAAAGACCAAGATCTTAAGTCACTTACATCTGCCTCAGTACCAGCAGCATTGTGGAACATAATTTTTCCAACATCACCTTTAACAGCCATAACAAAAAAAAGTATTTATTTTATATTAACCTTTTTTAGTTTTTTTTACATCTTTTTTCAAACTTTGTTGTTGCTCAAAGTATTTTCTACATTCTGGGTCCCAGTAGTTTGCTTCTCTTCTCCCTTTAACTGCTTCAATCGCATCTAGCATTTCTTCTGTTATTTCAAGTTTTGCCATAATTAGAGACTCTCATATATTTCAAATGTGATTCTTATTTGTGTTTGAAATTTACCTTCAGGACTCGATGTTAAAATTTCAGGACCTATCGGCGAATCAAATATGACATTTGAAACTGTAATTCTATTGTATAAGTCTCTTAGTCTTTTGCCAATTACAAAATTAGGTCCACTGCCAAGACCCTCTTCAGTAAATATATTAAGAACGATTAATCCAACAACACTATTTGTAGAATTTGACGTGCCTCCCATAGTTAAATAACTTCCCGAACCAAAACTTGTCAAACATTGAACAAATGTATCTTTGGCACTGGCATCAAAAGGCATATTATTCAAAACAACATCTATGGGTGGTGCATCATTCAATTCTGTGATAAGCCTCTCTTCTATTGTTTCTCGAACTGTGTTTAAATCAATTGCTGCCATTATGACCTCCTAAATTCATCTCTTATAAATTGTTCTAGTTGTTTTGCAATTAGTTCTGGATAACCTTTAATTGTGTTTTGACGAGTTCTATATTGACCACCCCAACTTGGGGGTAAGTTTGTTCCATAAGCAACAGGTTCTGCATATTCAATATTTGTGGAAACGATACCAACATAAGGTTCGATATTACTTTTCCATGAATTTCGTAAAGTTCCACCAACTCCTGTTTCGCCTATTCTTGGTTGAAATACAGGTGTAAATTGTATAATATCAGCCTCTGCTTTCAAAGTTGCTTTTTTTACGGTTTTTTGAACCTTATCACCGAAATGATCTCCGATATCAGTTAAGTTGATTTCTCTGGCCATAATTACCTTAAGAAGATGTCAAAACTGACAGCTGTATTGTTTTGTTCATTTGTGTTTATTTGTACCACCTTATATTCTGTTCCACTTATAACAACCCGATCAAATGTTGTTGGAGTGAAAGATATATCTCCAGCAGATATAGTAAGTCGTTTATCCTGGCTAGAAACTAGGTCACTCACCTCAGACCTGGTTACGTTGCTCACGACACCTTTTAAACTCACATCTGTTTTTACTTCACTCATTGAGCCAGTGGTAGGATTGTAAATTCCAGTTGTTACTCTTTTATAAGTAATATCGCCACCAAGAGCCTTGATTGATTTTGAGGCCGCCTTTTTTAAAGCATTTGCAATACTCATAAGAAATAAGCAATAACCTGTCCACTTGCAAGGGTGATACTTGTTATGACACCACAAACTTCTGTTGAAGCTTTCATTTCAATGCCGTTTATTGTTGAAGATCCATTCTCTGTAATATTTTCAGCAACAAAAGTTGCCTCTGAATCTTTTAAAGCATGAACCTTACCGAATCTGCCTGTATGTGCAGCCGTGTCGGTAATAATAATTGCTGCTGGATATTCGTAGCCGTAACCCATTTTCATGACCTCTTGATTGATAAGTTTGCTCTTCCACCTATTCTAATACCCATTAAGTAATGATCAACAATTGGTGGGATTCGATCAATACCAGTAGCTCCGTAAAATCGAGGAGTCACATTTATATTACCAATACTTACAGTTGCAAAATCTTCAAGTCCACTCAATCCGATTCCGTCTTTGTTGTTATTAAGATAAACAGCTAAGATGATTTGTGCGTGTTTAACACGATCTGGTATTTCAGTGTCAAGGTAATAGTCAGCAACTAATCTATTTGGGAAACTTAAACCATACAAGTTAGTGTATGTGTCTGGCTTGCGAACACCCGATCTGGGCCACTCTAATGCTTGAGTATCATCAACTCTAGCTCCCAAAAACTTCTCACGATCTATTCTTTGGGTTGCAGTAAACAAAGCCCTGTTTTTTTGATCGTCTGTGCTTCTTGCCCATGCGGTTACATCATCAGACTCAGTTAACCCATCTATAAAAGCTTGAGCTTGAGTTAAAGTGACATAACTATTAGCTGAAGCACTACCGACTGTCGCTACTATTGAGATTGCCATTTAATTTGACTTTTTTTGGCTTAGATTTTGAATTTGGCTTTTCAAGAGTTGGAGTTAATGAAGCTGCCTTTTGAGCAGCCTCATTTCTCGCTCTCATACGCCTAAAGGCATACATCCCCATTAGCTTGATGCACCTTTAAGAGCAACAAAATTAATGACAATTGCTTCACTTAGGTTTCCAGCAGATACGTTTGAAACTGTCACTGCAAAAGATCCAGCTGCAATCGCATTTGCATTTACCAAATATGAACCAGCAGTTCCAGCAGAACCGTGACAAGCTACAACAACATCCGTTGCTGAAATCTTGCTGTTAGTTACCGTGAAAGATACCTCTGTGCCAGCATCTAACTGAGCACCGTTCATTGTGATTTGCCCTGACTCTGTATTTAGAGTTACACCTGTTGATTTGTTTGTGGCTTGAGTTACTGTGCCACCTCCTGTTGGTCCAACTAAAAGACCAGCAGTTACGTCAAATAAAGAAGCCATGATTAATCTTGGTTACTTACGTTAGTTGCACGAACAATACCGATGTTCTTTGTCTCATAGACTTTCGACCAAGAGCCTACAGTTTCAAGTACTGATCTTGTTGGGTTGACAGTTGATACTGCATACTTCAAACCAACTGGATGGTAGATGTAATGAAGGTCAACAGCCATTGCTTCTTCCAAAGCAAGGATGTCTCTATCTGTTTGTGTTCTGATTGGGGCTTGCTCTCCTGTTACAACTGCTCCTTGTGTAAAGAAGAAAGTTGAATATTCAGTAGAAGAACCAGATCCAGTTGTTGGAACATCGTCAGAAACGATAACATTTAGGCCCATAAATGTATTTACAGCTGTGGGTCCATCAAATGCTCTTGTTGTACTACCGCCAGTAGCTGAAGTATCAGGAGCACCAGTATTATCATAAATTCTGTCAATTGCATTTCTTTCAACTAAGTCATAAAAAACTTTTGAATGCATTGCAACGGCTGTAAGTTTTGATCCCTGATCACCAAGTAAAGCTTGTGCTTTTGCAACGTGTCTTGGACTAAGAGTTGTTGGAGAATCACCTGATTCTGAATCTATAGTCAGATCAAATAATGCAGAACTGCTTGAGTTTGCATTGATAGAACCAAATGCACCAGTTAAACAAGAGAATAAATCCTTTTGCTTTTGGTTATTAACATAAGCAGCCATCTTTTGTGCGATAGCAGCCATTGGATCTGGGCCACCACCAA